GCCTTTCGGCTATAGTTCATCGATGCATTACCGGCAATTCTATCATTGTTTACGTTCTTTGGATGAGCAAGACGAATCCTTTTTTCCATCTCTTCAAATTCTTCTTTGTGAACCTCATAGTTCTCGGCTTTGATTCTTACAGGTTTAAGTCTTTCAACCACATTGTCGAATTCTTCTTTACTGTCGGACCAAAGGTGACAATAAACATCCAGTTGATTTAAATCAATAAACCTTTTGATGCTTTCCCATGTTTGGTCAAATGTTCTGTATTGACCAGATAAGACGATACAATTTTTCATTTGATCCAGTACCAAACATCACATTCTGTAAAAAGAATCTCTTTGCCGACTTTGGCAGCAAATTCATCTGCGGCTTGACGAACACCAGGAATAGCATTGTAATCGTGCCCAGCAAAAACTCCACCAGGCTTCACTTTAGAATAGAAGTTGGCACAATCTTTGGTAAGTTGTTCGTAAGTATGTAGACCATCAATAAAGATAACATCATAATCATCATCAAATAGTTTATCGACAACGTTGTCCGAATAGTCTCTCAACAGATTAAAACGATTACTATAACCCAACAAACGATTCATAAATCTTTGATAAATTGCTTCGCGTTCATTTAGATTGTTTCCGTTCCAGTCAACATAGTTTGAATATGGATCAACACCAGTCAATACACAGTCTGGATTACTGTCTAACAAAAATTGTGTGGTGTCACCAATATCACAACCAATTTCCAACACTCTTGGATAATGCATTTTTTTGATCATCTCTCCAAGCCCGTAACCAGAACACTTGAATGTGGAAGAAGGAGGTGTGAAGGCCTGTGTTTCAGTATTAAATGTAATAACGTCACTCATTATAAAGTCCTATACTTAAAGAATTGAGATTCATCTTCCTGACCATATTTTTGTTCAACGAATTTCTTCCATTCGGGAACGCGATCATATTGATGAACGATGGGGAAAACATATCTATCATGTGTCATTACAACACCATTATCAAACACTGGTTCATAACACAATAGATTTGGTCTGAAATAATCAATCTTTGTTGGATCTGCAACAGTGCCAGCTTCACAAGCCCAACTAACTGTGACTCTCGCCACATCTTTGAAAGGTTGTGTGCCAATCAAAACATTGAATACTGCTTGGTCACAAATAGGAATTGGCCTGTTGATTGCATTAGTAAAGATATTGAAAACCATATCTTTCACATATTCTGAAGCGCCACCAAAAGTTCCTACGTTGTAGATAACATTGTTTTTGAATTGTTCGTAAACATATGGACCATAGGACTGTTTCAGATTGTCATCACCCCAAGGTTCATCTTTATAACGAAGCCCTTCAGATGCAACAATTAATTTCACCGAGGAACCTGGTGTGATTTCTCTTTCAATGTGTTCGAATGGATCTTTTTGAAAGTAAACGTCTTTTACATCGGTCGTAACAACCAATTTATATTTTGCCCAGTTTGTTCTGAGATATTCATAGATTGATAGGAATCTTAAAACGTGAATTGGAACGCCATCAACATGAGCCATTGGAGCAACAATGACACCTTGTTCTTTTAACCAATCGATTGTTTTTTGTGTTGTTTTACCTGCGACTAAAACAACATCGTTATCACCAGCAACTTCTTTTGCTGACAACACCCAAGGTTTTAACTGATTGATTTCGTAGTTGGTGAAACCACCGATAATTAAATTTTTCTCCACGGAAATTCTCCATTATATTTTTCATTCATCACTCTGTTGCCATTTAAAAAGAAGTCTGCATTAACAGAACCAGCATTACCATCAACACGATAGTTGACAGTATACTTTCCTGTGCAATCGAATTTAGGAAAATGTTGTGATAATACATTCAACCAAACACGATCTTGACCCCAACCACCATGCCATACTTGTGCTAATTTTATCGCAACTTCTGTTTTTATGCAATAGCAATTAGTATCTATGTGATTAACTCCATGATATGTTTTCCACTTACCAAGAGATTCGCAATCATCATTACATATGTATTCACCGTCTTTTGTGCATACCTTTCGGAGCGAATAGGACCAGTCCAGGTTCTGCTCCTCTATTGTCTTGATGCAGTTCTTGATATGATCTGGTTCAAACCAACAGTCTTGATCCAGGTAAATCACATACTTGGTATCAATTAGGTGGGTGAAAGCTGCGTAAACTCTATGACCATAGAATCCGTTTGCACCGACATTAAGTGGTAGAAAACACCTTTCCAGATTCTTTCTTGACAAAAAATCATCCGTGATGATTCTTGTACTGGAATGTGCTTTTGGTCCATCTGCAACAACATAACATTTTGATTCATAACTCTGATTCAACACACTTGCAATAGCAGTCTTCAACTCCGGTGCACCGGTAGTTGGCATAATCACTGTCACACTCATAATTTAACCTCTTGATGTATTAATTTTACTTTTTAATTTTTACTATTAACAAACCACCACGAGTGGCCATTAACTTGTATGGGTAAATAGCTACGCGAGCGCCATTATAACGTTTATTCTTATAGGTGAATCCTCGACCAGCTCGAAATGTTGCACCAAAGACCGGCAAGTATCCACCCTTAAAGTGTGATAAATCACCAGACAAACTCATGTGACTGGAGAAGTCGAGTTCTATATGCTTGCCCATATTTTTAAACACTGGTTTGCCTTGACCAATCAACTGTGTATGTTGTAAAGAGAATGGTCGGCCATATTCTGGTCCATAAATCGACATATTGGCAAGTTCATCATCCGTAAATTCGCCCATAACTGGCATAGAAAGTTGATTACTATTACCAATAACTTTGGCAACTTCTCCCAAAAACTTTTGAACAAGTGGATGATTGTAGATATATTCACCGGCCTGTTCAGATAAACCACCATATTGTTGAAAAGCTTCTGGTCCACCTTCTTTCTTATGAGAAACATAAATCGAACCAGATGCAGTAGGATTCTTATTATCTTTGCAAAGAATAATGTCAGCTTTAGGATCTCCCTTGACACCCGCTTTTTGTTTTATTGGTGAATCAACTTTTATAGCATACGCAATATCTTTGTATATTTTGTTGTCACCTTTTAATTTAACATCAATTTTGCCACCAGCATCTAGAATATAGGCATTAATGGCATCAACAACTTCATCTTCATATTGTGTGCCGTTACCGCCTGTTGGTTTGCGAATGGCATTGATTGGAATATAACCAGAAGTTTGGCCAATTTTTACTGAAGCCATCTTCAACTTACCAATCTCAAACACATTTCGATCAGTTATCTTAATTTTGGTGCCGGCCTTAAATTCTTTAGTTCCAGCAACTATGTTTTTGCCTTTCTTGGTATACAGAACAGTAGACTTTCCTTTTTCGATCTCAAAATCGATTTCGGAGAATCTTTTATTTTCTGTCACATATTTTGTGAAAGATAATCTACCATCAGTGGCTTTACTACCCAAGTCGGCCATTGCAATTCCTGTTGTTATAATTTATTATTTAGTCTTCATCTTATGATTTGTATCTCTTTACCTGAAGTCCAAACCTCTAGATCAGTTTTCAATTTCTTTTCTTCGTTCAGATTAGTATAACGGCTCGTTGCCTTGTTTTTCCACCATCTGATCAGATTTTCAAGATAGTGTTTCTCATGGTTTTCACCAGGAATTAATTTGTCAGTTTTGCAGTTGACATAATCAACCATGTTATTAAAACCATAATCACTGATGTAATACCTCTTCTGTTCTGTCAGATTCTTCGCTTTACTTATTGTATCATTAAAGTCACTTAATGCGTCTTTATCAGCCTTTAATGCACTCTTAGTCATTGCAATGATTGTCATTGTTGTCTTGAGTTTTTTACTTGATGATTCCGGATCAACAATATCACCAACTTTACTCTCAACAAATTCTCTCAGATCATCATAAGCTTTACCATGCATTAGTGGCACAAAGTCACTGTCTGTTAGACCTTTGAATCGAACAAAAGGTTTCATACCGTCATATTGTGATACTGTCTTGGTACTGCCATACAAACTTGTTGTTTCAAACAAACACAAGTTCATATTGTATTTCTTATTGACGATTTCTCTGACTTCATGTGATGTACAGATACTTGCAAGAAGTTTACCACCAAGATAATTATAACCGAATGGTTGTGCGGGAACAATCACAAAACCCATCATCGCAGAATCGTTGAATCGTTTTGCCCATTCTGGTTGTTGTGTAAACACCTGCGCCAACATTTCATTTCTTGGTTTCATATTAATTACTGGTGAACCAAGGCGAATGAAACCAACAATCTTCTTCGTGTTCTTTTCGATGACAGCCAGACGCACTTGTCTTCCAACTGGAGAAATGTTAATATGTGAACTGGTGATATTCAGTAATGTTTCCCATTTCTGTAATGGTATTTCACAGACTTCAAAGTCCATGTCCCACGGATGCATACCGAAATCTGAAAACAAATCGTCTTCTATTGGAAACAATGGATTTGTTGACAACTCCGAAAGAGATGCCAACTTTTGGTCGCGCATGTACTCATCGATACGATTAAATTCACCAAAGTAATCTTTGAATACTTTTGCACAATGCAATGCATCATCAAAAGTCAAATTCATTCTTTGAAATCCATATTTGGTAGAATGTCATTATCAAAAATCTGAGCCATTTGATGCCAAAGAGCTTTTTGTTCCTCTGTCGTCATTCCGGATTCAAAGGGAAAGTTATAACCACCAGGATCAGAATTTTTGATCAGGCCATAATCATGCCTCCAAGTATAACACATTGAAGTGATAATTTGTTCGCGAGTTTTCATACTTTAAAACCTTCAAAGGCTTTTTTGGCTTTCATTTCTCTATTGCCAAAAGTATTCAATGGTTTGTCATTACCAGAATCAATAATATCGTTTTGTGCCGATTGTTCCACATCATACAGTCGCATCTTTGCTCTGTCAATACCAAGACTGAATCGTTTATATTGTGTTGGATCAGAATAACGATTCTTCAACTGTTTGACCATAATCTGACCAAGTTCTTCCAGTTCTTCGGAAGAAATCAATGCAAACATCAAGTCTGCCGTAGCGGGCAAACCAAAAGACTCACTCGTGTCTTCCAATCCGGGGTCGGAAGAAGTATATCCACTTCTTGTTGTTTGTGTCGCAGAAACAATAGGTAATCCGAACTCAACGGCAAGACCTCGCAATTCTTCTGCGATTGCTTTAACATAGGTATAACTGTTGACATTTGATCCTGCCTTAACGCGAGAACTACAACAAATATTGAGGTAATCCACAAAGATAATATCAGGAACAAAGCTTTTCTTGAGATTGAGTTCATTCAACAATGTCCTAAAATGTGTTACCGATGCTGCTGCTGTTGGGTATTCTTTGATGATTAGTTTACCAACAGTTTTCTCTCTTAATTTTGCGATTCTTTTGTCATACATTTCCTTAGATAAGTTGACCAAATCGTCCACCGTGACATTCAATAAGTTTGCATCAATACGTTCTGCAATCTTTTCTTCAGCCATTTCCATGGTGATATATAGCACATTCTTACCTTGAACCATACATGACGCCGCAACGTGACACATGAACAAACTTTTACCAACGCCGGTTCCAGCAAGAGCAATATTCAATGTCTTTGCAGGAAGACCACCTTTGGTGATTTTGTTGAAGTATTCTAAATCGAAAGGAATCTTTTCTTCTTTGCGGTGATAAAAGTCAAAACGAGCATCAGAATTTTCCAGATAATCGTGACCAACGGAACTGTCGAAACTGACAGCTAGTGCATCAGAGAGAATCTTGGGAATCTGACCCTTATCATGTGTCTTATCTTTACCATCAAGAATAGAAATTGAACCGAGAACTGCATTGTAAATTGCTTTTTCTTGGCAAAAATGTTCTGTCTTGTCTACAAGCCATTCGATCTTGGATTCTTCTTTTTTACCGTCTTGAATTTCTTTAAGATACGATTCGCATTTTTCTAGTTCTGTTTCTGTCAGATTTCTATTTTCTTTAATAGATAAAACTAACGACTCGATTGATGGTGTCGAATTGTAGGTTTCAACGAACGATGCGATTTGATTAAAAATCGTCTTGTCGGTTCTGTCGGTGAAATACTCGGATTTTATGAAAGGTAAAACTTTGCGTAGATACTCATCATTGTAAATTAGGTTTTTCAGTATTGTCTGTTCCAGTTTCATCAATAATATCCTCATCCATATTAGATGACATTATTTCTACCAATAAGTCACCAATATAATTTTTGAAATCTTCATCTTTTTCCAGCTTTGCTGGTTTCTTGATTTCAGATTCTAACACATCATAAGCAAAAAGTAAATGAACTCCGTCACTTTCTTCTTTTATTTTAACCTTACCATATTTAAATACGGTATCTTTATAAGGTCCTTGTAGAAGTCTGATGTGAACTGTTGTTGCATCATTCTTAGGATATATGTAACAGAAATCAATACCCTCAATCATTTAAAACACCCTCATCGTTCTCGCTTTGCATGATTTCACTTGCAGCAACACGATACTTATTTTCAACAAATTCTTGGAAAGATTTTTGTTTCAAAACAGACAACCAGAACTCTTTTGAGTGAGTGTCCTTTTCCCGATACTTCTTATCTTCTACTTCACCGGAGGAAACATCCACTTTGCTATACCACCCATTTGAGGGTTTGATGACATGTCCGGATTCCAATGCAATATCAAGTAAGCCTGACCAACGGCTAATACCACCATCAAAAGATACAGACACAGGGATTTTAGATTTTTCTTTAACATACCTACTCTTTTCTACGTTAATAATGAAGTTATAACCAACAATTTCAGTTCCTTCTTTTTCTTGTTGGCGCCCAATAATGAAGATATTATCTGCTGAGTAATAAGAGCCTGTACCACCGCCAACAATGTCTTTCGGGAACATACCGATTTCTTTGTATGTGTGATTGACAACAATCATTGGAATATCTTTTAGTGACAAGTGTGGTGTCACCATACGGAACAAACTCTTAACTTGTTTTGCGCGTGACATATCTGCAACAGATTTGCCCTCAAGTGCATCTTCGACCTCTTTCTTGGATGCAAGGTTGCCAATTGAATCAATCACAATGATAAGATGTTCACCACGTTCTAATTGTGTCAACTGTTGCATCACATCAAATTTTAATTGTTCAATATCCGTAAGAGGAGTATGGAGCACCCGCTCAGTGTCGATACCAAAGCTATCGAAATAAGACTGCGGAGTACCAAACTCAGAATCGTAGAATAGAAGTGCTGCATCAGGATATTTATCTAGATAAGACTTAGCCATCAACAGAGAAAATGCAGTCTTAAAATGTTTAGATGGACCAGCCCACATCGTAAGACCTGGTGTTAGACCACCATCTAGCTTACCAGACAATGCAATATTGATTGCTGGAACTGCCGTTGGAATCATATCTTTTTCGGTAAAGAATTTTGATTTCGCCAGAATAGCAGAATCTTTGATACTACTGTTCTTTTTAATTTTATCAAGAATACTCATATAATTTCCTTTTCATTTCAACTGAAGAAGTCTTCCAAAGAATTGTTCTTCTCAACTTTCCATTTCATACAATCCAATATCACACGAATTGGTTCCAAAAATGCTTTGTCGAATTGTACATCGTAATCAATATACCTGTCAAGTTCAAACTCTTTTGGTATTCTGGAAGGGAAAGAAATAACGGTATCTTTGAAGTGATTCGGCATCTTTAGATAGGTGAACTTGATCT